ACCATGATTGAATTGGCTAACTTCTGTATCTAATTCTTTGCCATCTACAATTAAACGTACAGACTGAATACCACTTGAACCTAAGTTCTTAATCATAGTATCTACAATACGTCTTGCTTTTGTTAAATACACTCTTCTTGAAACAACCAACGAATCCGTACCTGTACTCGTATCAACTAAATGTAGCAAATTCTGCGTAGCAAAGCTAACGGATGCGGTAAAATTTTCAGAAAGTGCCATGTTTCAAATTTTAATCAAATTTAAGCAGTTTTTAATTACATTTTAATTTTTTTATAAAAAAAATCCCCTATGCAGGGGACTTTTTATTTTTAGTAACTTTTTTGGTTATTTAAGTTGCTTCTTAATGTTATCTAAAACATCTTTACCGTTCTTAGCTGTGTTTAAGAATACAGTCATTTCATCCAAAAATTTACCGTTTTTACCTAACTTAATAGTGGTAATTAATTGGTCGCCTATTTTTACTTCGCCCGAAACAACATCATGTACTAATACATTTTTGCTTAAAGCGTTTTTAATAATTGCCTTTGTTTCTTTGTCGTCTGAATTGTAAGTACTCAACAATAAATCTGGGGTATCTTTTGCAAGACTTTCAATTGCAGCTTTTAAAGCATCTTTATCTTCTGGTACTTCTTTATTAAGAGAAGCTAAAACAACAGCCTTTTCTTTGTCTGTCATTTCATCTGCTAATTTGATTGCCTTTCTCAATACGTCCATTTTAGTAATTGTAGCCATTGTATCTTTTTTGGCACTTACTAATTCAAATAATGGAACTTTTGTTTTATCTCTTAATTCCCCTAACACACTATCCTTATTCCAATTTGTAAGCATTAAATACAGATACAATTCTTCATCTTCTACCTTACCTGATGTTAGTGAGAAACAGCCATTAAAATGATTGTCCCAACCAACGCCCGGCACGAATGTTTTAAACCTTGCAGGTTTATCTTCCTTCCATTCAGTAACCATTCCAATGTTTACAAAATTTTTACCATCCTTAATTCTGTCTGACATTGGAATTTGTACTTTCCCATATAAAATAGGTCTTTTTTTCTTATCCTCGTCATCAGGGTTAGGTGTTCCGTTTAACATTTTAAATGTTACTGTTTGCCCAATTTCTAATGCAGGAACTTTTGCTTTTAGCTCGTCGGAAATCTTGTTGAAATCTTTAACTTGCTCCATTTTGTTTTTTATTTAAAAATAAGGGGATAGGAATACCCTACCCCCTGTTATTACTAACCTTTTAGATTAATTGAATACTTGTTGCTTTAAATAGTGTTGAACACCTAAGCACTCTAAACCTTGTGTAGTAGTCCAATCAGTTCCCATGAATTGACCTTGACCGTTTGGATTAACTACGTTTAATGCACCATAATGAGTTTCACCAATCATGTCATTGCCGTAAGGGCTTTGAGATGGGGTGTATCTAACTCTGATTGCAGGGTCGTAACCACCACCCTCAACTTGAACTTGGTTGTTCATTGGGATGAAGTACAAACTTTTTGCAATAGAAGTTTGGCTCATCAAAGTTGGATGGTCTAAGATAGGCATAGTCATAAAGTTCAAAGTAAAGCCACCATGATTGAATTGGCTAACTTCTGTATCTAATTCTTTGCCATCTACAATTAAACGTACAGACTGAATACCACTTGAACCTAAGTTCTTAATCATAGTATCTACAATACGTCTTGCTTTTTTACCACCAATTACTTCATATTCTAATGGGGCTCTTACTGCAATTAAGTTATCTAAAGCATCTTCTAATGCACTCAATGTATAAGCACCACCACCTGTATTAAGGTTAGTACCATACAATTGAATATACTTATTGATACCTCTTGTAGTTTGAACTGCACCGCCACCACTTAAACCACTTGTTACAGGGTCAGTTAAGTAAGGGTTGCTATCAGAATAAGAAGTGTTTGACATATCACCTGCAATAAAGGCTGCGTTAATCATACCTTTTAATTTTACAGTTTTGTCAATGTGGTCTTTTACAATAAACTTAGGTTGACCTTGAAACTCAACTTCAATTGTAGAAGCGTTCTGTACGTCTGTAATTTGAGAAGTTTCTTTGAAGATTTGATACTTGTTAGAATATCTTGTCAAACCATAACGTAAGTTAGTTCTTGAAGTTGAATTTTCACCTACTGCAACTGAATAAGAAGATAATTTATCACCTGCTGTAACTGTAAGATTAGCACCCGATACTGATTTCATAACGATAGTATCAATACCACTTGCAGTAACTACACTTGTAATAATACCTGTGTTGCCATCTGTGCATAAAATTAAGTCATCTACACGATTATAACCAGATGTAGCTGCTGTTAATGCAGTAGTTACTTGGGTTGTTCCGCTACCCGACACACTAGCACCTGTAGTATCTAAAAGTTTAAATACGCTTTCATTTACAAATGTGTAATAAATAGGTTGTTTAGTTGGCATCTTTCTTTCAGCCAAATTTAAAATATCAATCAAGCCGTTTTCGTTGTAAATATCGGTAACGTGCTTGTTGATTTCTCTCGTATCTAAAATCGGGTCAATAGAGCTGACGTACGATTTTGAAATTATACCTGTACTTGCCATTGTTTAAATGTTTTTGATTTTTTGAAAATTAATTTCTTTGCAAGTTTCCAATGGTAGAGTTTTTAGCACTCTTCCAAACTGTTTTTAAGGATTCATCTGTATTACTTGCAGAAACTTGTTGAACCCCTTTTTGTGCATTTTGACCTTCTGCAATAAGTTCTCTTTTCCCATCGGATTTGCCCTTATTGTAGATGTCTTTTTCGTAATTCGGATTTGTAAGCATTACGATTGCCTTTTGTAATTTAGGAAGGTCGTACTGCAACTTTGATACATCTGCCTCTTGCGGATTTGTTGCGATTACTCTGTTCCATACTTCGGGGTTTACGATTGCTTCCATTACGAAATTTGGGTCAACATTAAAGTTGTAACTTTCATCACCTAAAGACACAGAAACACGCTTTGTTTCCATTAGAGCCTTTGTAGATGGGTCGTTCTCTTTTAATTGTTGAATTGTTTGCTTAACTTGTAGCTTTCTTTGTTGGGCTAATTCTTGTTCTGAAAGCTGCGTTTGTTGCACTTCAACATTGCTTTTGCTTTCGGGTAATTTGAATTTAGATTGCTCAACTTTTTGAGCTTCCCTTTTTATATGAGCATCGGCTTTAAGCAATAATAATGCGTCTGCATCATCATCACTATCACCTGTTAAACCATACTTTTTATTCACTAATCTTTCGATTTCTTCATCTGAAAAATTAGGGAATTGTTTTTTGTAATCATTTTTAATTACATCTACATCTGATACGCTATCCCAATTAAATGCTTTTGCTTGTAAGTAATCTTCCGCTTTACCACCTTTACTAATATGTTCGTTTAATTCAATAGTAAAATCATCTAAGCCAGCTTCTTTTAAAAGTTCTTTTCTATCAACTGATTTTATTAAGTCTTTCCAACTTGTAGTTTGTTTTTCTACTTGTTCAGTTTCAACTACAGGCTCTTCTGATTTATAAAATTCGGGTGCAGCAATAGTTGTTTCGTTTTCTTTTGTTTCTACTACTGTTTCTACAGTAGGGTTTTCTTCAACAGTTTGCACTTGTTCTGTTACTGTAGTTTCTACTACATCTGTTTTAACGATTGCAGTAGTTGTTTGTTCTTGTTCTTTAACCTCTTGTTGTGCTTCAAATGAACCGATAGTAGACATAAGTTTATGTTTTAGTTTATAATTAAATTGCTACCTTATTAGAAGATGCAATTTTTGCACTTGCTTGAATTTGGGCTGATATTTTTTTAGCATCTGCTTGTACTCCTGCTTCTGTTAAATCTGATTGCTTTTTCATTCCTTCAATTTGGAAATCCCATTGCTTTTCAGTATTAATTTCTTCCATTTTAAGTTGGTGCATTAGCATTAGTGTTTGTTGTTTTTCTTTTTCTAATGCTATACCTGCTTGTGCGTTTGCTTCTCCTTGTTGTTGTTGTATTTGTAATTGTTGTTGCTGCATTTGTTCCCTACGCTTCTTTACCTTGTATGCTAATAGTTCGGCAGCTTGTTTCATATTACTACAAGACATTACAATTATCTTATCAGAAGGGTCTATTAATCCTTGACTATCTTTTAGATTTAAGTCTTGAATTAACTGCATTTTTTCTTCGTAGGTAGGTGCAGGTCGTGTAAATATTCCTAATTCATAATTAGAAATATCGGGGTTTATTTCATAGAACCTAACTGTATCTTTACCCAATGCTTTTGTATAACCGCTAACCTTACCTAATTTAACTGCTACTTGTATTCTTTGAACTATACCATCTGACAATCTATTTAATAAATACTTATCAGCATTACTAATTAAATAAAGAGCATTATTGGTACTTTCCATTGCAGCATTGGCAACAGGAACTAATGTTTTTGCGTTAGGTGTACTACCATCGGTCAATTCATTTAGCCCCGAAATATCTCTCATAGTTTGCAACAGCCCTTGTAATTCATCATAGTACATTCTATACGCTGCTAATTGTCCCGTTGCTTCTATACTTGCAGGATTGTAATTTGGATTTTTGCTTAGTAAATCTGTGCTTCTATACAACACAAAGAAATCCGAAAGCATAAAATCAACTAAATCAGCAGGTGTCATATTCTTACCACCCTTTGCAAAATTTACACTCTCTAATGCTTGAATATCTAACTTAATTAAGTATGGTATTAGTTTAGCTTTTAAGTTTTGTAACTTATACCAAGTTTCACAAAGAGCATCTTCTATTGGCATTAATCTTTCGGTAATACCTCCAAAAGTCATATTATAAAAATTCCAAGAATATAAATGGCAACTAAGAGAAGTTTCCCACCAACTTGACTTCTTTATTTTATTGTTGGTAGACATCCCCCAATCGTACATCATATCAGTACCTATTAACCATTTAGTTTGATAGACAACCTTTCTTGTGCTATCCATGTACTTAGGTTCTTGTTCACCTTTATTGTTTAGTATTTTTTCAGTAGCGTTGTAGTTCTTAGGGTCGGTTTTTCTAAAACGCATATTCCCTCTTTTGTCTACTTCATTTTCATACACACTTCTATTCCAAGTAATCAATTCAAAGTCTAATACTGCAACTTTAAATCTATAAAATGATTGAGATATTGTTTGAGTGTTAGGTAGCATATTTGGATTACCATATTTACCTGCTACATTTTTAGCTATTTCTTCAAGTTGAACAGTTGAAAAATAAGGTGCTATATCAGCTATTGAAACATATATAACTTCACCCCAATGCACTAAATCGGAAAAATCATTCTTTTGGCAATAAGATACAATTAAATTTTCGGGTACTATCTCCCTTATTTTAACCATACCATTGTAATCAATCCATTCTTTATAACCACCAATACCAAAATCAAACAAGTTTTCTACTACACGTTTTCTTATTTCCTCAATGTTGTTTTGGTTTTTTATTAGCGAAACCCCAAGTTCCCCCTCCATTGCCATTTGGTGCTTATACCCATACTCTTGCACCATTTCAAGCTGTTCTAAATCTTCGGGTTCTCCTTGTGCTGGTTTTAATGCAGGGCTATCAGCAAGTTCACTACCTTGTTGTTTAGCTATTTCACGCATCATTATTTTAACTTTCATTTCGTTAAAATGAGCATCTTCTTCACTTTTAGCTAAAGGGTCAATAGTAAAACATTCTGTATCAAACTGTCTTTGTAGTAATTTAGAAATAGCAATTTCTCTAAACTTAGATAAAAATGCAGGTGGCGACCAATCTATATTGGCATCTGTTTTATCTACTTGCCTATCATTTGGTTGCCATTTTTTGTACTTATTAATAGACTGCTTACCCATTGCATAACGCTTTATTTCGGCTAACCTTTGTCTGCCAAAATAAAACATGCTTGATGGAGTATAAGAACGGCAATCTCCCCACGCTGCTCTTGTATATTGCAAAATCCAATCATAACCCTTTTTTTTAGGGTCGGTCATTGCATCTGGATAGGAAAAAACAGCATCTCCCATTTAATATTTTTTAATCAACTTTTAATAAGTTCGTAACCAAAAATACAATATGTATTTCAATTACAAAAAAAAATATTAAAATTTGATTAAAAACTACCCTTTGTAAATGGATTTGTCTTTTAATAAATGCTGATAATTTTCTACTTTGCCTGTGTTGGAGGAAAAAATATCATCTTTTTGAATAGCAACCATAGGGTTACAAACATAAAAATCACCTAAGTTAGATAAGGCTCTATCTACATGTACATCTTCGGGGATTGAAAGGTAGGTGTCATAGAATTTTTCATGTACTATGTATAAATGAAATCCACTAAAACTTTTAACTGTATTATTTGAGAGAATATCCCCTACATATATTCCTCCTAAGTAAATATCGAAGCTTTGTGGTATATTTTCTAAGAAATAATTGTAGCTGTTAGGATGGGTAAATACTATATCATCTTCTGCAATGCAAATTATTTTATCACCTTTTAGTTTAGCATACTCTATTATTTGTCTGTGTGATAAATTAATTGACCTTACAACTGAATTTTTATCAAAAAGCCCTTGCCATATCTCATAATCTTGGATATTAGCAAAGGCTACTTGTTCTAAGATACTTTCATACCTTTCTGTTCTACCACCATGAATGATGTTAAGTTTCATTTCGCAAATATTCAATTATTAAATCAAAGTTTGCTTGATAGGTATATAGTTTTTCGTAGTATTCTTTTAATCGTTCTTGCTTTTCATAAATTTGTAAGGGTGTAATACTACTAATATACTCAAAAACATCTACTCCATCTGCTATTGTAAATCCATACGTATTAAATGGAATATTGTGTGGGTGTATAAATTCATCTGATATGTAAATTGGTATAGAACCGTATTGCATGGCTTCACATGCTCTAAATGACGAAATACCATAACCTCGTGGACAAAGTGTAAAAATAGACTTATAAATTTTTCTGCAATAATCTTCTATTGGGTGTTGCTGAAATGAAATATAGTAACCTTCTTTATTCTGTAGTTGTTCAAGTTGATTACGAATCGGGTGTGTTTTATTCCCTATAAAGTTTGCTATGTATTTCTTATTCTCCCCTGTGAAATCAAATGAATGTGGTTGACAAAGCAATGGCAATGGGTATCTATTTTCGCCCTTCTTACTCATATCAAATATTAGTACATCTTTCCCTTTAAAATCTACACCACAACCATCGTCATATTGAGAAATAGTAAAATACTTTTTATAGTGTGGTAATGAATCTACATAGTCTTGTAGTTTTTGCATAGCTACTTTATCTTCTCCGTAACTATTGTTCACTTGATACCCACACCACCAAATAGGCAAATACTCCCTTTCGCTTACATCACCTAAATAATGATGCGAAAACCACCTTTCAAAATCTATAAAATTTTCGGGAGGGTAGGTTGTGTTTATAATCTGCCTTGTCCATTCGGGGCTTTGTATCATTCTTTATGTTCAATTAAATTATCAATACTGATGCCTTCTTTTGCTGCTCTTTTTACAATAGACTTATACCCATAAGCGATAAAAGGTTCATCGGGAATTACTCTTTGCCATTCCTTAAATATCCTCCATTCCATATCAATAAGAAATGGTCTTGTTTTATTTAATTCACTATGTATTTCTGCTAAACTCATAATAATGTTTTACGTATGTACCAACTATCCCCCCAATTTCCTACCCATTCTGTTTCTACACGTTGAAAGTCTGATAGTAATTTATCTACATCATCAATTAGCATATTACCTTCGTAAACAGAATCTCTATTCACTTCCATACATATATAGTCTATATGCTTTAAAGTTTCTGTTGCACCTAACATTACGTGTCCATCATAACCTTGACAGTCTGTTACAAGTAGGTTGTAATCACTTCTTTCAAATGGTAGGTAATCTAACCGCTTTACTGATACTATTTCTGCTTCGTTAAAAACAACTTCGGGATGCTGTTGTAAATGTTTGTCAGGCTTTAATAAAGAGTTGCTTTGCCCTTGATTATCATTTGAAACGTACATTACATCATTTCTTTCATTTTCTCCACAAGCACAATGGAATAGTTCCATGTTTTTAAATAATGGTCTAACTAAATTTCCTTCAGTTTCTCCTTTTATTATTAAATGTTCAAACTTTTTTAATAAAATATTAAAAGCATCTTTACAAGGCTCTATATAAACAAACTTATCAATCCCTTCTGCTAAGTAATCATCGTGTTCTTCTGCCCAATGTACGCCAACTTGAATTACTCCACTAATCTTCATATTGTACTTACGTACTATTTCTTTAAATGGTATTAGCATAAATTATTTTTTAAATAGTTTATAATATTCTCCATCGACAAACTTAGTTTTTCTTGTTACGCTTTCTGTATTTTGTTCGGGATGGTACATAGATAATGGGAGTATTCTAAAATCCATTGAAACTCTTGTAAATCCTGTATCATTTACTTTGTTGCCATGAGTTAATTCGTTTCCATTAAATTGTATATACTCTCCTACTTTCATGTCCATTGGTTCAAAATCTCCTTTGTCTGGTTCACTTTCTACCCAAATACTTGCAGTATCTTTTGAATTAGTCAATGGCAATACAAAATTTATTTCGCCTTTTGGATGGTTAAAATCTGCATCTTTATGAAAAGCACCAACCGCTACATTTGAATTTAGATGAACTCTAAAGGTTGGGAATTTTTGTACTAAAAAATCTTCATTAATAGTTGGGGCTACAATGTCGGCTATAAAATCATTGTATGCTTTCTCCATTTCTTCCCATCCACTTCTATACTTATTATAAAATAAGTCATGAAAAGAAGTTTTGCTATCATTGCCAACTTGAAATAATCCTTCGTGTTTTTCATCTACCAACTCTAAATTTTCTGTACCTAAGAGTTCTTGAATAATTTTAACAAATGGGTATTTGTCAATGTCGTAAGGAATTGATGCGTAATTCATGTTTTAAGGTTTAAGGTGCTATTGTTGTATAAGATAAACTAACCACAGTATTAACTAATGGTAGTATCATTTGATTAACTAAGGTTGAACCAACTATTGTACTAATTACATACGCTGTATTACTTGCATTTACTGCATAGGTTGCACTATCCCATTGACCTAAAGTAAGTCTATCAGAACCACTACCTATGTATGCTGATACTGTGTTTTCATCGGGATTGTATTGTATGTAAAATGTATTCATTTTATGGGTTTAACTTTTTATAAAAATCTTTTCTGCACTCCCAAATACCATAACCTCTATCAGTTTTAACTTCATCTAATAAAAACCTTTCTGCATCAAACACTCTATCGGGAATATCATTTCTTGTTACAAACAAAGGTATGGTTTCTGTTACTGCTTTGTACACTTCGGGGTGTCCTATAAAATCGTGTCCACTTAAAATACAGCCATCTTTTATTTTTGGAAACCAAGCATGAATACTATCCTTTGTTTCTTGGTACTCATGACTGCTATCTAAAAATAAAAAATCAATATACCCGTCATTAAAATCTTTACTTGCTGTTACACTATCTTTTGGTATTACTTCTATGTATTCACCTAATCCCGATTTGATAATATTTGTATAGATAGTTTTCATTTGTTCGTACTTGCCATAATCCATATTATCAATCATGTACAACTTAAATGTTTTGTTTCTTTTATGAAGTTCTTGTGCTAAGTAAATTGCACTTATTCCATCAGCACAGCCTACTTCTACTACGTTACAACCACTTGGTAATTCATCTGCAATACGTTGATAGTATTGCGAATAATCGAACATCAAGGTATTTAGTGCATCGTTTATATCTAAATTCATTTTTTTTTTTTACACTTCTGTATTAACTATATAAAATGTAATCCCTGCATATATTAATATATCACAAGGAATATTTGTATTAGGAACTACTGTAGTAGATACACCTTTACTGCCAATCGTTTTAAGCATAATACTTGTGTCATTGTATTCTTCTTTATTCATAAACAACACATGTTGCTTAGGCATATTATTGTCTATAATTAAATCACAAATAGCTTCTAACTCTTTAAAGTTTTTCATGTTTTATAATTTTACCCAACTATTCGGAATCAAATCTTCTGTATCAAGTCCCATCCATCCATCGGGATGAAACCAATGTTTAGGTGTTACTATTACTTTTTCGGGATTACGACTTAACCATGCACCCCACCAACTAAAAGTTGACGAACTATTGATGAAACTATGGCACGTACTCATTTCTGTTATGTCCCCAAGTTCATCTGCATTAGTGCTGTATTCAAAGTTATATAAATGTCCATGACGTTGTTTAAATAGTGGTATATCGTCAGAAAAAACCTTTATTCGTTCTAACCCTGTTTTATTTTTCACATAATCAATAGCAGCTAAAATATATGGTTCATCTACTACTATATGTTTCATTTTACCTGTGCTATCCATTACAGTTAAATAATCTCCATACCTAGCGTGTAAAGCTATAATTGGCTTTGTTTCATTTGGGAAATCAAATAAATATAAAATTTCGGAACGGTATGGGTCTATAAATTTATACGATTGAAAATAACCATTTAGTACAATTTGTTTCCCTCTCCATTCTTCTTTAAACTCATACTCTTGGTATCTAAAAGAAGGTTCATTTATTAAAACATCTTCTACTCCTTGTACCCATTTAGGATTATGAAGGCTACCAAAATAGTTGGGATTCCATTTTGGATTGTCAGTCCAATTTTGTACAGAAAAGTCAAGATTATTTTTTAAGGCATACGCAATGCAAAAACCAACTTGAAACGCTACATTCCCAAAGCGACCATAATTTCTTGCCATTACTATGCTCATTATCTTAGTTGTTTTAGTTTATCAATAACACTTTCATAAAATCCACTTGGGGTTCTTGCTACATTGTTTTTGTAGTGCGACCCATCATGCACTAAATGCTGATAGTAAAGATTAGGTACTACTTTTATTTTACCTCCATTTTTCATCCAATGATATGCAACAAAAATACTGTCGGCTGTTACAGGATTTGGGTTTTCATCCATAGATGAATTATGTGCTGCCATGTACTCGTGTCTATTTACAAAGTAGTTGCAAGCGTTTAACATGGTGTCTAGCATTGGTTTACCTATATACTGACTTACATTACTTTTATCTAATGTTATGCCTTCGTATTCTCTAAAATCAAATGTAGGCATCGCCCAACTTGGTTGCAGTATTGTTTTATCATCCCAATCTTGTTCATAAATTCTATCTAAGTAATCAGTATTAACTTCATTGTCCGAATCTAAAATTATTACAAACTCATTCGATGCTTTACTTACTGACACAAACTTATTGAAGTGACAATCAAAATTAACTTCATTTCTGTAAAGTTTAACTTTGCTTTTATTTTTTAATGTATTTTTAATTTCTTCATAAACAGCCATAGAACTACAATCGTCAACTATTACAATTTCTCCTACTCTATCATCGTTTATAACTTTTGAAAAACTATTGTATAGTAAATCTGTTCTTTCCCACGTAGGAATTGCGATGCTAATTTGTTTCATATATTTCTTAAGTGTTCGTTAAATTTAGGTGTTATGAACTTATCCCAATCAATCCAAGCATGACCTATCGAAGAATAACCTGCACGTTGGGTTGCAAGTAGTGGACGTATTGCATAAGAGTTATTTCTGTTTTGGAAATTACTTGCCAACCAATTATCTATTGGTGCAGTAATACCCATAGCCAATATATCCTTCATTGCTTTTAAACTATAACAAACTGCATGAGTAGAATATGCTTGTCTTAATAATAGTAGGTTTTCAGAATGTGCTTTTACAAAACTATTAGTAACTTGACACCCTAAGAATATACAGTCATAATCTATTGGTATTTGATTAACTACTTTATCCATTATTGGATTAGGGTCTTCTTTAAATAAAACATCATCTTCAAATACTAATACGTTTTGTCTTTTGTTTTCTACACATTCAGTAAAATATTTTACAAGTGTTTTTCTTAACCCTTCTGCTCCATTACTTTCATCTACTATTGCTTCATGTCTTCTTACAGGGATATTGTATTGCTCAAATTGCTCCATGCTTTCTAATAGCCTATCAGTCCTACTTGGCAAATTGAAAACTACAATATCGTCAAAGTAATTAGTCCACATAATTTATGCTCTTCTAAAAATTGTATTAAATTCTGTTGCTTTATTATTTTTTTTGAAATTTGCTCTTTTGTAGTAATCTGCTGCTAAAGTCCATCCTAACCCCATAATTCTGTCACTATGCTCCGTTTCATTAACGTTGAATTTTATTAATCCATCTCTCCCATCGGGGTCGTCTATGACTAAAGGATAAATTAACTTCCCTTCTTTGCCATGTGTTAAAATATATTGTTCCCACAAATTTACTAACAATACTTTATTATCTGCATTAGGGTCAATACCATAGTTTGCTTTGTCCCCTATTCTTATTAAGAATGGTTCACAATTATTGTTTATAAAAAAATCACGCAATCCTCCATCCATTTTTGCTTCTACCAATAGTTGGCATCCATACGCAAAACATTGCAATACCATATCCATGTGAAATAAAGGTGCAGTTGCAGGTCTTGCTAAGTACTTTGAAACAAACATCTTATCGTAAAAACTATCATTTTCATCTGTATTGTATCTATTGATTACTCCACTACAAGCCTTAGAACCTTGTCCACTTTCTACAATAGAGTTTTGAAATGGGTCAACTCCCGAAACAAACTGTACATCATTCGATGGGAAAAATAAATTACCGTATTGCTTAACCTTATCCCCTTCTGGTATTTGGAAATTTTTTGGTCTTTGCCATCTTGCAAACTCCTTGCTACAACTTTCCCATACTGCTTCTGTATAAGGCATCCCATCTTTCCAAGTCCAATTCCCATATTCAACTACTTCTTTTTCTCTACTTTTAGCTAAGTCATATAATTCACTTAATAATACTGCATCAAAATGACAGTTCGTATTTCTAAGCATGAACATTTCTCTTTCATCAAAAGGGTTCATCCTTATTTCTTCTTCCAATGCAGTACCTTCTAAATCTTTTCTTTTATTGATTAAGTATTGTCTTGCCCCTAATTTTATATCTTCTTCTGTTAAATCCCCTATCCCCACAAAGTTTTCTACTAACCACTTTTTTTGTTCATCCGTTGGCGGTTCTATTACACTTAATCCATGCTTATCTATAAATCCAAAGTACCCATCATAAGATGGTGTAAAATATTTAACTAACCTATTAGGAGTTTTATCGTATTTGTTTTGGTTTGCATTGTCCCATATTTTTTTAAATTCTTCCCCACCATTTGTCATAGCATTAGAAGTAGATGGACACTCTATAAAACCTACTCTCTTAACGCCCTTTACTAAAGTTTTACTTACAATTGAAAGGAATGTGGATGCAGGTGTTTCTTTACCCCATTTACCCATCTCATCAAAAAGCCCCCTGCTAAGACGACCCGAATCATAAGCATTTAATGTTGGTGCTCTATAATCTACTTTAGAACGATGCCCTGTATCTGTATCAATAGTGCTCCCTTTTCCCCCTCTTATTTCAACTGTTTTGTGTGCAAAAACTAACTCACTAACACTATCTTTATTATTTAATTGTTTAGGTTTTAAGAATACAGGTAATTGTCTATACCCAAAAGAAACCATATTAGTAAAAGCTGACTTAGCATCTATTTGCGTTTTACTTGTTAATCCACAAAAACTATTCTTATAAAAAATACATTCGTAAACTAAATTAGATGTTGCTTGTGATGTTGCCCCCTCTCTACGTTTTTTACCTCTAACAATACCTAAACACCAAAATGTATTTTCCCAATGATTTAAAAATAAAAAGTATCTTCTATCCGTATCTCTATAATCTGCGAATATATCATCCTCCAATTTCCACCATTGTAAATAAAAATAATGTTTCCCTGTTATATAAGTTGGCACACCATTATTAAAAAACCAAAAACCTTGTTTACACCTTCTTACTTCTTCTAAAGCATACTGCCTTTGCTGTAAAGTTAAAAGTGCGTTGCCATCTTTATCGTATTCTACTTGCTCAAAATATTTAGGCAATTCTTCTCTTATCCAAAATTGTTCTTCTTTTGGTTTACCGTACCCATAAATTAATTCGTCTTGCGGCTTTTCGGGCAACGAAACAATTGAACCATATATTTCTATAGTTTCACTCATAGGTTATTTTCTGCTTTCGGCAATAGTATCTACAAATGGTTTCTTCATCACATCTTTCGCTTCATCGCCTGTTACACCTGCTGCATCTCCTAATTCTTTAATAGCTGTTGATATACTTGCACTATCATTCCAAATTATTTTTAACCTCTCAAAAGTTTTATCTTTAGGGTCGTCTATTGCAAGAGTGGCTAAGTTTGTTTTATTTAACAAATCAGCCATTTCATTTGCTTTTCTATTTAAAGCATAGAATAATTTTGCAGAACCATTTTGTTCGTACAATTTTAATTTAGCTTCTAAATCTATATTATCCATACGTTTTTAATATTCGTTTTCAGTATCTTTTTCTTTTCTTGCTTGTTTTAATAAGTTTTCTGATTCTATTTGTTTTTCTGTTTTTATTTCTTTGCCAAATAGTTCTTCTTTAATTTTTTTAGTAGCTTCTGATTTTATTCTACTCGTTTCTTTTACTATTTGTTCTTTGGTTAATTGGTCGTATTTTTTAGTTACTGGTTTGCCTGTATTTTCATCTATAACCAATACTCCTTTATGATAAAGGTCTTTTATTTTTTCTTTTATTTCTGCATCTCTTTTATCTGCAAATGTTTGAAACTCTTTATCATTGATAACCCTACCACCATCTTTAAAATTTTTAATAGTTTCTTTATTTAATTCATCCGAATTGGTATTTCTTTCTATTGTTTCATCCATTTCTTTTTTTTGTGGTTCTGAATAATAAGCACCATAACCAATACCTGTAATGTTAGGCAACAAAACCGTAAGCAACGAAACAAATCCATCTTCTTTAGCAGCTTTATACATATCATCTGCATACATTGGGTAAATTTTAACCACTTCATAAGGGTCAAACTCTTTACCTATTGAGTTTTTACCTGTTAGTGCATTTACTACATACCCTGTATTGGGGGATAATTTATTTCTAAAAAACGAAACATTCGATTGCATTGCTTTTTCCATTGCTTTGTTTGCTTCGTATTTTGTCTTTGTAAACCTTGCTGATACTGCTTCTACGTTTCTTAAAAATGTTCTTATGTATGCAGCTTTACCGCTTGTTATATCGTACACCTTTTCGCCAAATCTTATTTGCAAGAAATCACTATCATCGGGATTTAATGATATTTTACCACCCATTGCAGCTAATCCCCCACCTAAAGCCATCATAGTTGTTGTGTATGAAGCTAAGTCCTTCATTGCTTCTGCCCTTACTTCTTTTGGCATCTTTGCATAATATAAAGGATTTAGCGTATTAAAGTTTGCAGCCATTAATCTTGCCCCATAAAAAGTAGCCCCTAATAATTTTTCTGCTTTGTGATTTTCTAATGCCGCCAATAAGTTACCACTACCCGTTGAGTTCATAACCAACTTAGCCATTTGCTTGTACATTTCGGGGTCGCTTTCTCTTGTAATCCCATTTTTTAGTAAAGCATTTTTGTACTTTTGATACAATTCGTATCGGGCTGTATTTAATGAAGCATCTGCTATTCTTTGAGATGCCCTTAATGGTTCTCGAACTAAGCCTGTTATTGCCTTTAATGATTTATTAACAGGTTCGGTAGCATCACCTAACAAACCTTTCCTTAATATCGGAATTTGCATAATGAAACTTTTAGGGAACATTTCATTTTGCATTTTGGGGTCAATGGCATCTAATTCGTTATATCTAATCCCATCCTCTAATGTTTCTTTAAAGTCAGGCGATTTATGAATACCATCCATTATTCGTGAGTAATTCTTTTCGCTAAATACAGATTTACTACCTGCTGCAATGTATTTACCTGCTATATCCCACTTTCTCGGATTTAAAGCCAATGAACCTAATTGCCTAAACCAAATAGAAGCGTCAATAGCAGTTTGAACTAACCTTCTAACCCCTGCTATATTTTGAAACTTATCCCACGCCTTTTCCCATCCACTCATTTTTTCACGTTGGTCGGCTGCTTTATCGGCTGCTAACTTGTTTCTTAATGCAATAGCTTTATCTTGTAGTGCTTGTGTTTCTCTACTTAATTTTAATGGTTTTAATGGTGGTTCTGGCTTTTCATAATTCTTGTTTTTTATATCATTTTGCAACTTATCAATTTCTTTTAAAAGCCTTTTCCGAGTTGCTTGGTCTTTACTAATTTTAGACACGTCACCACTTTCGGCAACACCTTCTTCATTTAGTTCTCTTTGCTTATTTAATCTACGAACTTCTTTTATTTGATTTTCAAGTTCTTCAATTCGTCTTGTCTTTTGCGATTTTTTAGTTTCTGTTGTTGCTACTTCTTCGCCTTTTCTTGCTGCTGCTAATTCATTTAAAAGTTGTGCTTCTCTTTTTAGTAACCTTAATTTAGCTGCTTTATCATTTAATGTTTCTTTCTTTGCATCATATACTCCACCAATAATATCCAAAACATCTTTCTTAGTTAGCCCATCTACTACATCTTTAAATTCATCATGCACCATTGTAGCAATATCATCTAACTTATCTATTCCTTCATTAAGTAAACTTTTAACGTAATCTTTTACATAAGGTGCAATCGCTGTTGACCTTTCTGCTATACCTTTCACAAATGGTAATGGAACTGCTGTCAACTCTCCACCCTTTTTCTTTTTCAATTCAGCTAAAGCCTGTTTTGCTTTTTCAACTACGCTTTTTCTTTCAGCTACATATTCTTCATGGCTCTTTTTAACGACTGCTTTCTTTTCTTTTTTAGCCTGTTGCAAACCTTTTTCAGCAATCAATTTAGCATCGGCTTCTTTTTCTTTTGCTAATGCTTGTTCGTAAGCATCTTCGGCTGCCTTTACTTCTTTAAATTTAGCTGTTTCTTCTTTTATTTGTGCATCTGATAACTTATGCCCTTTATCCCTTTCTCTACCTACTAAAAAGTTAGATAGTGTATTTGCTTCTGCAAGTGATTTAACTATCTTTCTACTTTCCAAACCTTTACCCAATAAAGTACCTGCAACATCTGACATTTCAGCAAATTCAGTTGCTTTAGCCAATGTTTCTTTTGAAGGATTATTTTCAAGTTCAATATCTAATGCTGCTTTATATTCAGCCATTATTGCATTTTCTACATTCGTTGTAGGATCGCCATTTTTTATCTTATCGTAGATATGTTTTAAATCAAAACCACCTTTTATTAGTTCTTTTGCAGTTTCTAATAATTGAGCATGGGTTTCAGTTTCTTTACCTTCATACTTAGGCATACCTAATTTTTCACGCAACTTATTTACTGCTGCATGAGTTATTGTTCTTTCTTCACCACCACCTTCTTCTACCAATTCTGCTACCTTTTCTTTAGGAGGTTCTTTGCCACCACCTTCTACACTTGTTTTAGTATCTGTTTTTTCGTTGAGCTTATCATTGGCTTCTGTAGCTTTTGATTCTTCTGTTTTTGTTCCGCTTCCACCATCCCTTGTTCCTTCTGCTTCTTTTTCTTTTGCTGATACTTCTGCATTAGGCTTAGTTGCATCGCTTTTGGTAACGACTTGAACTTTTGCATTGTCGATGGTGTCTTTGTGTTCTGCTTCGAGGAATTTCTCGAACTCTGTTGCTGATTTTGCATCTTTTGTAATTTCTTTTAAATGAATTTGATAAGCTAAATCTTCTGCTTCTCTGCCTGTAAATGTTCTTCTTTTCCCATCCTTAGTTTTCATTCTTACATTTACTATATTCCCTTCTTTATCGTATAGTATAGCGTCTGTTGGGTTTTGCCCTCTTTCTTCAAATGGATTTACATAAATCTTATCTCTTACTTTAAACTGTCCCTTATCATCTATCGTTACCAAACTTTCTTCACTTTCTAACTTAAATTCAGATAACGGTTTACCTCCCACTTCGTTTACATTCCCCATTTCTACTTCTTTATTCCCTTTCTCGTTTTTAAATACAATAGTCTGCCCATCTTGATACAATGTCCCTCTTTCACCATTTAGCAATATAGGTTTATCCAAATGTTCAGATACAGTAGGTTCTTCTACTTTAACTTCTTCTGTTTTAGTTTCTGAAACTTTAGCAGGTTCTTTTATTGTTTCAATTTTTGTTTCAGATACAGGTACATTACTTTCTTGTGTAGTGGTTGGTGTTTCTGCTTTGGTTGTTTCTTTGAGAGATTGTTTTTTGATTTGTGATTTGTCAAAAACAACTATTTCTTTTCCAAGTGGCTTTTTCAGTATAACTGCATCGTAGCCTTTTGATTTAAGAAATCCTATATCTTGTTTTTTTACTGCATCTTTAATGTCTTGCGGTATTTTAGCCCAATCCGATTCACTCATAGTTACGTCAAGAGGATTTTTAACTGTCAAATTTGCTTCTACTATTCTTTTATTATTTCTCCACTTTGCGTAATCTTTATCAAAGGCAAAAAAGATACCCTTCCATTCATATTTATTTTCAGAAGGTTTAAATTCAGAAAACTCTTTATCCGTTCCGTGATAGAATGTAATAGGCTTACCATTTTCATCGCTAAATAATTCATCGCCTTTTTTAATAGATTTCTGTTTTGCTTTAGCAAGTGATGGATAGTTTACATATTCTGCCTTGTTTGTAGATACAGTATATTTCCCACTTTGGCGGAATCCTTTTTCGTTCCACACTTTTTGCTCTGCATCTGTTTGAGTTCTTGCTTTGACTAACCTTTTTGTGCCATCGCTAATAGTTACTTCATAATACCCATCTATGTATTTTGGCAAAGATTCCGTTACCTTTTGTTCTTCTCCTTTATTTTCAAATTTACCCCAATCTTCATTATCGTACTTCCTTTTATTTTCTTCTGCTTTTACTCTATTCTTATAGCTTTTTCTTAATTGTTGGTCAAAATCATCTAACTTATTAGACAACACCCTTTCTTCAAATTGGGCATCTGTCATTTTCTCTACATCAGCACCTTCTTCAAGCCACCATTCCACATCTCCCCCTACACCAACACTACCTTCTACTACATTACTTTCTTGTGTAGGGGTTGGTGTTTCTGATTTGGTTGTTTCTTTGATGGATTGTAATTGCTTTATTTTTTTATCTATATCTCTTACAATAGCATCAAGTTCTTCTTGCCTCCATGCTTCATTTGGTTTTTTATTCGCCCATTGTTTGCGGTAATCTTCCAAAAATGCAACGGGATTTTTTTGGGCTTGTTCAAGACTCTTTTTACTAATTTCTACTAAAAATCCTTTACTTAAATTATCTTCAATTCTTTTTATCTCGCTTTCCAAAGGGTCATTACCATATTCCCAAACATCTCCCCCTACACCAACACTACCTTCTACTACATTACTTTCTTTAGTAGGTACTACTTCTTCTTTTGCAACATTTTTTGCATCAAATTCAGCATCAATTTCTCTAATTCTTGCTTTTACTTTTTGGTTGTTTTCTTCAACTTCTTTTTCTCTCTGTTTTCTTTCGGGTGTTACTCTTTCTTCAAGGGATAATGGTAGCACTTCAATCATTAATCCTTCTTCTTTCATTTTCTGTTCCCTATTTCGTTCTTTTTCTGTTTGTGAACTTTCTTTAGTAGGTACTACTTCTTCTTTTGCAATTATTTTATTTACTTCTGCTGTTTTATCTGCAAATATTTCTTTCTCTCTATCAGATAATTGTTCTTGTTTCTTTACCTTATTAGCAATATCATTTAATCGTTCTTCACTTACTTTCCCTTTATCAATAAAATCACTATATTCAATATCGGTTACTTCTCCTTGTTTTTCATTTTCTGAAACTTCAATAGGTTTTGTATCAACTCTGACTTCTTCTTTTGGTTGTGTTGTTTCAGATTTTTTATTTAGTAAAGTTTCAACTGCTTCAACTAATTTAGGATTACTTCCGTCTTTCTTTGCTTTAATATATTCTTCTGCATAACCTTTCATATCAGCATTATACCCACTTATTTCATCTATTTTAGCTTTATAAATTTCATCAAAACCTATTTCTTCTAATGCTTTCTCTACTTTTTCTACTGTAGGGATTTCACCTTCTCTTTGTTTAGCTACTTCACTTGGCATTTCTACTGTAACTCCAAATGTAGGGTCAACTTGTTTTCTTTTATCAATTAACTCTTGGGCTATTTTAGCAGCATCTTTTCTTTCTCCACGTTTACCCATAGCACCCATAGGCACTCCTAATAAGGTAAACATAGCTTGTTGCATTAATCCCTCTTTAAAATATTCTTCTGCTTTTTTTAGGTCATTATTAATATAGTCATTTGCAATACTACCACCTACACCTGCTGCTACCATAGGTGTAGCGTGTTTTGCACTACTTAATGCTGCATTTAAAATATCTTTAAATACATTACCACTTTTAGATATTTTAATAATGTTATTTAGTTCTGCATCGCTAAGTTCATTTATTACTTTACCTATTGAACTTTTAGGACTAAACATTTTTTTTATAACACCTGCTTTATCTGCTGCTCCAAATAATATACCATCAATAGAAGAAGATAAAAATGCTTTAGCAGTTGGGTATTCTTCGTTATTTGTTAAATTTGCAGTTAATTTAGGTTGAAAACTTTGTAAAAAAGTAGATGCAAAAATATTGGCAAAGTTACTTGCTTTTGTAGCCCCACTTAATGCAGGAACACCTTTTAATAAAGTGCTAGTTAGTATAAATTGTCCTAACCCATTTGCTGTATCTGCAATGCCATAAATTAAAGGCATTATACCTGCATTTAATTCTTTGCTTGGGGCAACTAACTGCCAACCATCATTATTACTTAATAATTCTACACCTTTTTGTATTTTTTGTTCATCGGTTAAATTAGGGTCGTTAAGTATAGCATTTTTTTGTTGTGTAAATGCAGGGGTTTCTTCAACTGCAAAATGTTGCATTAAAGAATTTTCTTGTGTAGTATAAGTATTTTTATTGCTTTTTATACTTTGTCCTATTTGACCTAAATTCCAAACTTTACTTCCTTCATCAGATAAAAATGGTTTAGCTACCATATTAATTACAGAACCTACATTGCCACCAACACCTGAAAGAAACTTTAATCCTTGATTAGCTGCTAATCCATGTCTTTGCCCAAATAATTCTTGTGCAACTCCATCTAAATTATATTCAGCTAATTTTCCATATTCTTTACTTTTTGGATTGGTTAATTCTTTTATTTCTGCTTCTACTTCTTTAGATTGCTCATTTAGTTTATCGTATTTTTCTTTTTCTTCTGGAGTTACTTGAACTCCTTTAGCAGCTATCCTTGCCTTTTCTTCATTTATGGCATTGCTTTTTATTGATAACCCTTGTGTAGCTAATTTTATTTTTTGTTGTTGTAACCCTAATTGTTCTCCTTTATCTACATTATCCCCCCAAGCATTTGTATCTAACTTAGTTCCATCTACTAATACGTCATCAAAAGTGTTGGCTAGTTGAGGATTAATATCTTCATAATATTGCAATCCTAATAATTCATTATCAGTTAAGTATTTTTTGCGTGGGTCGCTACTTAATGCTTCTTTTACGCCTTTTATTCTTGGGTCGTAAGAAATTTCTAAATCTTTGCCTAAATAACCTAATATTTTGTTTTGTTCATCTACATTATCTACATATTTATAAACCATATTTACAATATCTCTTGTATGTTGCCTTCCACCTTCATAATCTTTTGCTAATTGTTGATTTTTTAAAAAACTATTCCAATCTGCTAATGCAGTTTTAGTTCTTCTATCATCTTGTGGCAGAGATTTAATTGCATTTAATAAAATTGATTGCCATTTTGCACTTGCAACTGTTCTATAAAAATCGTTCTTATTAGTTTTATTTAGCACAAGTAATTTTTCTTTACTATACTCTTTCCTATTGAATAAATCTTCTGGGAAGTCTTTAAACGCTTCGTTTAATTCATCTGCATCATAACCTTGTTGTTTAATTTTTGCTTTTAACTCTTTAGATTGTGCAATAGCATTTTCATCAGGCATTTCAGTAGGTGCAGTACCCATCATGCCACCATTTGTAGGTAATTGAATTGTTTTTTTACCTAAATCATCTGCTTGTTTAGCTAATGTAATTACATCTTCTTGTGGTTGTGGTTTACTTTCTTCCTTTCCTACGAATGGTGAAAATATATTCGTAGGCTCTTGGGTTGCAGCACCATTTGTAGAAGTTTTTGCAGTTTCTTTTGAAGGCTGTATAGTAGGTGTAGTAACGGCTTCTTTTGGTTGTTGTATTGGTTGTGCAGGTTCT